TGTATGTCGATCAGTTGATCCGGTTGCTTGCCACTATCAGTGGGGATGATGTCGGTGTTCCACCATCCTTCAGCGTAGTGGGGTCCACTACCAATGTTGATCCCTAAGTACTGGCTGTAATCCATTAACGCTTCCACGGTGGCTCGCCTCCAAGTCTTTCAACCATCTTCTCAAAGATACGATCCTCACGACGACGTACAGTACGCTCAGTGATGTCCCAACGTAGGGCAATCATGTCAAGGGGTAGACCACCATCCTCGTACATCTCACGGAGGAAGTGTTGGTCTGGCTCAGGCAAGGAGTAGAAGGCTGAGCGTACATCTGCCACCATAGCGAGACGATTGTTACCTTCAGCGGGACGTGACGTGCCACGAATCTCTTCCCCTGTACCCATACCATTGGAAGTCCAGTCGTCTTCATCGAAGATGTCAGGGAGAATCTCTCGTAGCATCTGCGCTGAGTAGTAGAATACGTCACCGGGTTGATGACCACTGCGACGCTTACGCTCATTGGCAATCAGGGTGAGGCAGCGTTGACGGCAGGCATTACGGAGTTTGTTCTGTCCGTGTCTACCTTGCTCACGCCATAGGGCTACCTTATCTACATGCTCTACCATCCAGAGGTTAGCCTCAGCCACAAGGTCAGCCATCTCAATGAGGTTACGACCTGACCGTGAGGCACTTGCTGCACCTTGTCGTGCAATGCGAAGGTCCTTATCGGTGATGTCTACCACGTCCACTGTTGCCCCTCAATGACGAATGATCGCTTCTGGATTGGGATAGGTACGGGTGTAACGATCTTATCCTGTACATACAGTATACCAAAGCCTTGCTGCCAGTTATGCGTCTTCGCATACAGTGCCTTACGCATGTCCATGAGGTTGCCGACTTCAAAGCCGAACAGCGTGTTCGTGTGCTTACCGTTGACCCCTGTTGTGTAGGGCTGTAAGCCAAGGCGATGTGTGTGACCACATGCCACCGACATACCCACCTTCTTCACTAGACCAGCGGCGGTTTGTCCTGCTGTCTGTGAGATGCCTGCTTCATCACCGTGTAGCACAACCCATCCCGGTGCCACGTTGAAGGCTTCCTTGTGGAAGGTGATACCAAGTTCAGGTAGGCGGAGGAAGTTCTCTAGTTCTAGTTCAGGTACACCCAGTAGACCGGGCAACCTACGCATCACAGATGCGAACAGTCTATCCGTGTGGTTGCTACGGATGACGTGGTTGACCTTGAGGTCCTTGAGTATCTGTACTGTGGTGTCTCTGTCCTTACCCATCGTGCGCTCGTACTCAAGGGGTGTACCCTGCGACCAACGGCCAATGGTTTGGAAGTCCATCTCGTCACCAACGGTGACAACGATATCGTCCGGTTGCTTCAGTTCATCTATGGCTGTGGCTACTGCATCGACTGCTCTTGCATCGTGATAGGGCACCTGTAAATCACTGATCAACCAGACACGCTTCATGCTTTAGACTCCAATCGGTTCTTCCACCGTGATAGTTGTATGTCCATGAAGGCTAGGTAATTCACTGAGTCTGCAATCTCATCACGCATCTCGTTAATGAGACGGTGTAAGTCCATGTCCTCAAATGCTTGCTTGTCACCACGGTCATACTGCACATGGCCTACACCTTGCAGACGTAGCCGTGCATAGGTGGTGAACTTACGCTGTGCTTCTGCTAGTTCATCACTACTTATTCCATAGGACGGGTGCGTTGCTCTGGCAAAGGGGATACCTTCAGCACTATCGTTCCGCTCTGCCTGTCTTGCTCCGCTATATCCAAGCCAATCGACTTGAGATGCTGTAGCAGTTGACGCCAATCCGCTATCGTCATTACCATTCACGATCAGCCTCCTTGTCTGCAAACTTATTGCGCCAATCGCGCTCATACTTTTCGGCAAGAATCCATGCGTACAATGCGAAGGCACCGTAAGATGCAACGAATGTAAGCGTTGCAACCATTGCTACGTCAAGCCATGTCATAACCCTGACCTCTTCCTGATGCCATCGGCACCCTCTTGCATGAACACTTCGTTCACATCCATCCCTTCAGGCATAGACACTACCACAGCAACGTCGATTGCCTGCATGATTTTCTTACCCATCTCACGACCAGCAGTATCACCATCTGTGAGTACAACAACCTTGCGGTAGTCAGTGAAGGCCCGTGCATACCAGTTCTTCCACGACTGGGCACCGGGCATACCCACAGCAGGGATACCTACCATGCTATGAGTAATGATCGTGTCCATCTCACCTTCACAGATAGCGATAACATCTGAGTCTGCTTGGAAAGCATTGACGTTGTATATGTGTATCTCTGCACCACTACGGGACATGTACTTAGGTGACTCATCGGCATTGACTGCACGGAAACGCAAGTCAACGGCACCAGTAGGGGTTAGATACGGTATAGAGAGTCGCCCCTTATACTGCTCATGCCCGATCATAGGGTCCTGAACGTAACCTAGGCGGTGTATACGCGCTGCGTCTGCGTCGATCCCGCGACCCTGTAGATACGGAGCGATTGCCGCTACCTGTGCGTAGTAAGTTTCCGTCGCTTCCGCCAGTGAGTTCTTCGCATCTACGGACAGCATCTCTGTACCCCACTCCATCGTAATGTTTCACTACATCTATTGCGTCGCCACCGAAGTCGCACGCTAAACACTTGACCCTGCCTACATCACTGCTGACTCTAGCCGAAGCATGTGAGTCTTCGTGTGCACCACACCGTACTGATTGCCATGAACCGCGAGGCGAAGGCAGGCTCCAGCCATAGTGCTCAAGCACCGGCCAGATATCAAACCTTGCCTCAGACATTATTCTCCTTGACCTAACTTCCTCATGGTCTCGAAGTTACCATACTTGCGACCCATCTCGTACGAACTATCAATCGCGTCGAAGATATTCATACCCATGATCAGTGATGCAAACCAGTGCCGTGTTTGTTCTAAGTAGATAGCCATTATGCTAGTCCCTCCCACTTCAATAGGTTCTCAAATGTTTCATTAGTCATCATCACTACGCCAGCATCGGCACCTTTCTGCCGTGTCTTGCGTACCACAATGCCATACGTTGTTGTCTTGTACTTGTCTTCGTAGTGTCCTGCTTCTATCTGTGCTTCTCGTAGCCACTGCTGTACGTCATTAGCCTTAACATCCTTGGCCTCTACTACAATGACGTGACCGTTCTTCAGTTCAATGGCAAGGTCACCAATGTCTTTGGCTCCAGCCCTAGGTAGACGCCTACACTTCAGGCCTACTACGTTGTAGAAGTTCTCTAGGGTTGACTCCCAGAGACTTCCCTTCCTCTTGTTAGCGGCTGACATTGCGCCTTCCTTTCACACAGGTTTGGCAACACTTGTGACCGCGTGTGTTGTAGTAGGTATTTTCTGGCGTGTAATCGTGACCATGAATACACACGGACTTGAATGGCTTATGCCCACGTCCTTTGGATATCATGTCTTTCATGTTGTCAGCATGGGTGCCAATAAAAAGATGTTCTGGATTTACACAGGCGCGGTTATCACACGCATGACAAACGAACAGACCTTCTGGGATCGGACCATTTGCCCACTCATATGATATCCGGTGCGCTCTGGCAATCTTCCCACCAGCAACTCCAATATATCCGTACCCACCACCAGTTTTAGCAGCCGTCCATACCCAGCAATTATCTGTCTTGTCAACCTTAGACCAAAATCTTTCGGCTAATGCTGCGCTCATACGTCAGGGTCCTTAAGTGTCATTGTTTCCGGCAGGTACTCCAGCCATACGGCTGTTCTCCCTGATGCGTCAGCCTTACCGTAACGGTTCTTCACTGGTGCAGTGGACATGTAACCCGGTTGCGTTGAGGCAAGGGTCACAATCAGTGACGGTACTTGTGCGATCTTGCCGTGCAGTGCTGACCGTGGTGGACACGGGTTACCCTCAAAGGATTCTGATGTGTGGTGCAGGATAAGGAAGGCAGCGTTGGTATCTCTAGCCCACCACTTCACCTCACGCATGAGTGAACGCAGTGAGGAGAACTCGTCACCACTGTCATGGGTTACGTCAACCGCATTGTCTACCACGATTAGGTGTGGGTTGTCCCCATACAGTTCACGGTATACGTTGATCTCATCTTCAAGATCACTCAATGTAGGTGATGCGTCGAACATCCAGCGGATGTGACCGGCATGTTCCTTCAGCAATGCTGATGCCCACTCAGGGTCACTGGTCATGTACTCCTCCACCTTAGACTGCGGAGCACCAGTTATCATGGCGAGGGAACGAATAGCCATTGTTGATTCGTGACTGTCCATGCTTGCATACAGTGTGGGCACCTTAGACTTCAAGGCTATCGCCAACGCTACTGTAGATTTACCCGCACCGGGAGGGCCAGCAACCATGCTGACCTCTCCACGGCGGATAGAGATATGAGCATCCGTCCATGAGCGGAACGGCATTGGTATGGCAGTTCCACCTTTCTCAATGGAGCGTACTGCCCTATCTAGTGACCTCATGCGGTATGTGCATTCCATTCAGGAGTGTTGCGGTTAAGGAAGATAGCCTCACACTGATCGGGTGTACCCTTCGGTGTGTTACAGAACCATGCCTTCCACGGTCCCTTAGCACCAGTACCACTACGTCCCGTACGGGGACCATGTGCACAGTTAGGTGCAGCAGCAGCGGCAGCAGCAAAGGCTGGCGGTGCAGAAGGCCACGGGTTATCAGCCAATGCACCGGGAGGTGCTGATGCAACAGCGGGTGCTGATGCTGCGATCAAAGGTGCAGCAGAACCAGCAGCGCGAGCCATGGCAACAGCCTCAGCATCCCCTGCCAGTTCAGAAAGCAGTTCTGTTCGTGCCTCAAGGTACTCCTCCAAGGTGTATCCCTGAATGGTGCGCAGTGCGTCACCAACCTTGACGGTCAACTTATGCTTGGGTTCCATGCGGTCAGTCATTTGTCTTCTCCATTCAGATCGTTGTCAAAATCAGGTATGTATTCGTTGTTACCGAAAGCGTAACAGTGTTTGCGTACTCCACAATAGTCACAGAGTATGCCCGTGTGTGGGATAAACACGCCCATGTCTATTGCTTTCTTTGTGTCACGAAGCCAACGCGACACCATCTTGATGGGGTACTCGTTAAGGTTCCACACCTTATCAAGGGTTCCACCCCTAGCCATCCAGTAGGCACCATAGTCAGGTGACACACCGAACTGTGCATCCAAGGCTAGACGGTACACTGCCAGTTGCAGACCAGAAGCCGGTGGCTTACCAGTCTTCAGGTCCACGATGATCAACTGACCAGTGTTCTTATCTTGAAACACACGGTCAATCTTTCCCTTGACAATCACATTACCAACAATGGTGACGTTCATGTCAAGTTCGATACCGGGTGTCCCATCTGGTGCACGCCACACCTCAAGGTTAGGGTTCTGCATACGCCAGTTGTAATAGTTGTGGACCATTGTAGGTCCCTCAGCCATCCACCAAGTCTTGTCTTCCTTGTTAGGGAATTTCTTAGTGGCACGACCGCCAGCCTTCCACGTCTTGCCAGCGCCCTTGGCTTCAGCCTCAGCGAATGACTCACGGAAGGTAGCGAGTCCAACCTCATACGGGGTACTCACTTGCCCTCCAAGAGGGCGTAGTCAATAGCGTCAGCAGCAGCGTGAACTGCGGTGCCCCCGGCGAAATACCATGCGGGGTCTTCCTCCAACTTCAGCATACGAGTAAGCCGGAACTTCTCTGAACACTGGAGGTACGTGGTGAATTGCGAGTAGGATAGATACTCAGGTGCTTGTAGTTGTTCCATGTCGGGAGTATGCACCTGATCGGTGCC